GGTAATTCGGACCACGATTTGTTTCTAGCGACAAAGCTCATATTAAGGGTCGGGTTCATGAATGGTGTTCATAATGAATTTGTTTAGTGCCAGCGAAGCCTTGGCAAATGCATTCATCGGATTGCTTGTTTCTTGGGCCGCAACCTATTATTTTTTCCCATTTTGGGGATTGGAGCCATCTAAAACACAAGCGGTGGAAATCGTTTTGTTCTTCTTTGTGTTAAGTTTTATGCGTTCCTATATTTTAAGAAGGGTTTTCGCATGGCTATCATAAGGGAAAGAATAATAGGCAATCAGCGTTTGATCCTTGGTGATTGTTTGTCCGTGATGCCAAGTTTATTGCAATTTGACGCGCTAGTCACTGACCCACCCTATGGGATTGGTGAAGGTGGCAAGAAAAACAAGTCACGCGGCAAGTTGGCAAAAGTCGGCAATTATAAAAGTGATGAATGGGATCAAACAACATGTGATGAACACATAGATTTTGCACGCGGGATTAGTAAGTCCCAGATCATATTTGGCGGTAATTATTACGATCTTCCTCCGACACCGTGTTGGTTGATATGGGACAAGCAAAATGGCAATAATGATTTTGCTGATTGCGAAATGGCATGGACAAATCTGAACAAAGCGGTGCGGCGTGTTCATTGGTTGTGGAATGGAATGATCCGCAAAGGAAGTGATGTAAGGCAACATCCGACACAAAAGCCGCTTGGGGTTATGGAGTGGTGCATAGGGCACTTGCCAGAAAATGCGCAAACGGTTCTTGATCCATTTATGGGCAGTGGAACAACTTTGGTGGCATGTGAAAAGTTAGGTTTATCTGGCACGGGAATTGAACGCGATCCTGACTATTTTGAGGTAGCATGTGAAAGGGTATATCAGCAAAGCAAGCAAAAAGATTTGTTTTGCGGATTAGATGATACCAATGAGCAAATGACACAAGGAGCGTTATTTGATGGCTAGTTTGGAAGCGTGCGCGGATCACCTTGGGATTAATGCAAAGGTTTTGCAGACGTTGATCCGTCAATCTGTCATAGATAAACAGGATCGCGGCAAATACGACATCGATGAAGTCCGTTTGCAATATCTGAAGCACATCCGCAATCTTGCCGGCAATAACAACAATAATCTTGAACTAGGTGCGGAAAGGGCCAGATTAGCCAAAGAACAGGCAGACGCGAAGGAAATGGAAAACGCGGTTGAACGTGGCGATCTGGTGTATATCGAAAAAGTTGGTAAAGACTTTGAAGAACAACTAACCAAGGTGCGCAACAAGTTGCTGGCCGCGCCAACCAAGGTGGCCGCTGAAGCACATGCAGCCGCAACCGTGAAAGAAGTCCGTGAAATCATAGAAGCGGCAATTATAGAAGCATTAGATGAACTGGTCGGATACAATAAAGAAAAGGCAAGAACGTAGGCTGAAAGCACGATTGCAAGAAGCCATCCGGACTGCACTTAAACCGCCACCTAGATTGACGGTCAGTCAATGGGCTGATGAACATCGGCAGCTATCATCAGAAAGTTCAGCCGAAGCCGGCAGATGGTCAACCAGCCGTGCGGAATATCAACGCGGCATGATGGATGCGGTCAGTGATGCTGACATTGAAACCGTTGTCCTGATGACAGCCGCACAGATCGGCAAGACGGAACTGATCAACAATGTTGTGGGCTTTCACATCCATCAAGACCCTGCCCCAATGCTGGTGGTTCAACCGACACTGGAAATGGCGCAAACATGGTCAAAAGACAGGCTTGCACCGGCGATCCGTGACACCCCTGTATTGTCGGAAAAGATCGGTGATCCCAGATCAAGGGACAGCGGCAACACAACATTGCACAAAGTCTTTGCTGGCGGTCATGTCACGGCTTGTGGCGCAAATTCACCATCATCTTTGGCATCGCGCCCATGTCGCATCATCCTTTGTGACGAAGTTGACCGTTATCCGTTATCGGCTGGCACTGAAGGTGATCCAGTTGCATTGGCACGCAAACGATCTGCGACATTTTGGAACCGCAAGATCATCTTGGTTAGCACCCCAACTGAAAAGGGTGCATCACGGATTGAAGATGCGTATGCGGAAAGTGATCAGCGCAAATATTTCGTGCCTTGTCCCGATTGCGATGAAAAGCAAGAATTGAAGTGGTCAAACGTACAGTGGACAGACAGCAAACCGCAAACCGCAGAATATACATGTGAACATTGCGGATCATGTTGGAATGATGCAAAGCGATTTCAGGCCGTCCGTTATGGAGAATGGCAAAAGACGGCTGAAGGCGATGGCAAAACCGCCGGCTTCCATCTGTCAGCGTTATATTCACCTTGGACACCGCTTGAAGATATTGTTAGGGATTTCTTGGCATCTAAGCGCGATCCAATGCGGCTAAAAACATGGATTAACACAACCCTTGGCGAAACCTATGAAGAACAGGGTGAACGGATCGATGAATATGATCTTTATGAACGCCGTGAAGATTGGACGGATGATTTGCCTGAAGGTGCGGTTGTTTTAACGGCTGGCGTTGACGTTCAGGATGACCGGCTTGCATATGAAGTGTTGGCCACTGGCAGCGGCCATGAAACTTGGTCAATCCAATATGAAGAAATCTATGGTGATCCATCTGGATCGGAATTGTGGCAAAGGCTGGATGAAGTCTTAAATCAAACCTTCATACATCCTATACGCGGTGAAATGATAATTAGATCAACTTGCGTGGACAGCGGTGGCCACTACACGCAACAAGTGTACAACTACGCACGGCAACGGGCTGGCAAGCGGGTGTTTGCGATCAAGGGTGTTGGTGGTGAAGGCCGTCCGATCATCGGCAAGCCTAGCAAGAACAACATCGGCAAAATCAACTTGTTTCCAGTTGGCACGGATACAGCCAAGGAACTAATTTTTGCACGGCTGAAGATCACTGAAGAAGGTGCGGGATATTGTCACTTTCCGTTCACGCACAGTGAAGAATATTTCCGAATGCTGACATCTGAAAAGAAGGTGACAAAGTATTTCAAGGGACGGCCAAGACGGGAATGGGTGAAGGTGCGACAACGCAACGAAGCCTTGGATTGCCGTGTTTATGCAATGGCCGCTTTAGAGTTGATGGGGCTAAATATTGAACACCTTGCAAAACAGGGGCAAAATAAGGTAAAATCAACGCAAGCAGTACCCAAAAGGCGTGCATATAAGCCGCGTCCGAATAACTTTGTGACAGGATATTGACAGAATGGCCAATCTGTTTGACGCTGATAATGCACCCGAAGGCGAACCAACTGAAATTGTGATTGGTGATTTCATCCAATTCAAACGCAGTGATTTGGTCACTGATTACCCTAATTCTACGCATACAGCGGAATATGTCGCGCGGATCACCGGCGGTGGCGCAACGGAAATCAAGTTGGCTGGCACGGCACCAGATGCCACCAAATATTTGTTTACAGTTAGCAGCGTTGACAGCGCAGACTTTGTTGCCGGTTATTATCATTGGCAATTAGAGATCACAGAAACGGCATCAGGCAATCGCATTGTTGTTGATCGTGGTGAATTTACCGCCGTTGTTGATCTGGATGAAAACAATGTTGATCCGCGTACACATGCGGAAATTATGATTGATAAGATTGAAGCCGTATTGCAAAACCGTGCGGATGGCGATCTTTCCAGTTATTCGATTGCTGGCCGATCATTGACCAAGATGGCACCCGATGAATTGCTGTCTTGGCGTGATTATTATCGGCGTGAATTTGCGGCTGAAAAGCGCAAGGCGAAAATAAAACGTGGAAAGCGGAATGGTTCCACAGTCTTAATGAGGTTCTAAAATGGGTTTGTTTGATTTCCTATCGCCACGAAATGAGCAACCCGAAGCTAAGATTTCCAAGCGATCCCGCCGCCGTTTGCGTCAATATGCCGGCGCAAATCAGGGGCGTTTGTTCAGCGATTTCATTGGTTCTAGCTTTTCGGCTGACAGTGAATTGCGCACAAATCTGCCCATCTTGCGCAACCGTTCACGCGATCTGGCCAGAAATAACGAATACGCAAAGCGGTTCCTGAACCTGATCAAAACCAATGTTGTTGGTGAAAAGGGGTTCACCGTTCAGGTTCGCGCACGCAATGATGACCGATCACTTGATGCGGCTGGCAATACCATCCTTGAAAATGCCTTCCGTTCATGGGGCCGCATGGGCAACTGTGATGTCACAGGCCGCATGTCATGGTTGGATGCGCAGCGTTATGTTGCCGAAACCTTGGCGCGTGATGGTGAAGTTTTCGTTAAGTTTGTGCAAAACCGCCGCTTCCGTGATGGCTTTTCTTTGCAGTTCATTGAAAGCGATCTGGTTGACGAAAGCAAAAACGGCAAGGCACAGAACGGCAACCAAATCCGCATGGGTGTGGAAGTGGACAGCTTTCAGCGTCCCGTTGCCTATTATGTTTTGACTGCCCACCCAAATGACACATTGAATTTCGCAACATCGGCAGAACGCAAACATGTGCGTGTTCCAGCCACAGAAATGTTGCATCTATTCATCCCCCAGCGCACGCATCAAAACCGTGGTGAACCGTTCATGGCACCGGCGATTGCATCGCTGAAGATGCTGCACGGTTATCGGGAAGCTGAACTAATTGCCGCACGGGCAGCGGCAGCGAAGTTTGGCATCATTACCACACCCGATGGGGATGAATTTGTTGGCGATGATCAAACTGAAGATGAAGTTCCAATCATTGATATGGCACCGGCATCTGTCTATCAGTTGCCATCAGGCCATGATTTCAAAATGATCGATCCAGCGCACCCGACATCGGCATTTGCTGCCTTTGAAGAAGCGGTTTTGCGCGGCATCGCATCAGGTTTGAACGTCAGTTATACCAGCCTGTCAAACGATCTGAAGGGTGTTTCATATTCGTCTATACGCCAAGGCACCATTGAAGAACGTGATCACTATAAAACGCTACAATCCTTCATCATCGAACATTTCTGTGAACCAGTGTTCCGTGCGTGGCTTGATAGCGCGTTGACGTTTGGCAACATCCCGATCCCGATCAGCAAATATGACAAGTTTGCCGACAACATTCATTTCCGTGGCCGTGGGTTCTCATGGGTTGATCCACAGCGTGAAATCAATGCAAATGTGACAGCCTTGACCAATGGCATCATCAGCATGAATGACATTGCGGCTAACTATGGGCGGGACGTTGAAGAATTATTCAGCCAAATCCAAGCCGATAAAGAAATGGCTGAACGCTATGGCCTGAAGATGGCCTTTGAACCATTTGGCGCAAAAGCACCCGTGCAAGCTGAAATTGAGGCTGACGATGGCTAGTTATAAGCCCACACAAGGCATGAAAGAAGAAGCCCAGCGCGGTCTTGATTGGCGGTCTGAATATGGCCGTGGTGGGACTGAAGTGGGCATTGCACGGGCGCGTGACATCGTGAATGATCGCAATCTGTCAGAAGATACGGTTAAGCGGATGTTCAGCTTTTTCAGCCGCCACGAAGTGGACAAGGAAGCCGAAGGTTTCAGCCAAGGTGAAGATGGGTATCCGTCAAATGGCCGCATTGCGTGGGCGTTGTGGGGCGGTGATGCCGGCTTTGCATGGTCACGCAACATTGTGGAAAGCCTGAAGTCAGAGGAAAGCCGTGCGGTCACGGATGCCGTGCGTGAAGGCTTGAAGAACAAAGTTGAAGAACACAATGAGGAAGTGGGCGATAGTGCGACAAAGCGCACTAACT